CTACTTGATTAGTCCTTTGACCTTCAACCTTTCTAAAATCTGATTGTAAAGATACTCTATATCCTGCCGGAAATCCTTATACTGCTGGTAGATAAAGGAAACATCGGCGATATTGTTCGATATTACACATGGTGAAACATCCGGGAACACGCCGGAAATTTCTGCCCGGATACCGTTCGGCAGCCGTCCGCCGGCCAGCACGCTTGGAGCGAACAGGAACAAGATGATAAAGAGGAACTTCTTCCGTTGGGTGACACTATCAGGATTTGGCGGACAGTCCATCCCGGCCAACAGGTCCTTGAACCAGTCATAAATCTCCGGAATGAGAGAAAAATCGGTCAGGATGGGGGAGGATAGTTCCTGCTCACGTTCCGATAATCTTGATTTCTGTTCACGGATTGATTTCAGCTCCACGATTGATGAAAATTCTTTTGTCATAGCACGATTGTTTTAGAATGAATTAGTATATTTGCATCATAATCGTGTGTGGGAGTTGGCTTCTAATCGTGTGGGCTGGCTCCCTTTTTTATGCCAAGTGGTATGCGTTCAAGATGGAGAAAGTGTAGATGATGACCGTAACCAGACTATCCAGGAATATCGCCCATGCTCCCAATTTTTGAATCCGGCTGAAACTCATGGCCAAGACAACGAGGAAACATACCCACTGGCTTGAAAACAATCCTATACCCAAAAGCAAAAGCCCGAGGGTATCCATGAACAATGCAACATGGAGCCACGGATGCGCCATCAGATACCATTTTTTTGATGCTTTATCAAGCCTATGAAAGACTTTTACATGTCGGTATAGGGTTTTACTTCTAAACAGCTTCACAAGCTCATACATGGCTTGCAGAATGATTAAGGTGTAGAATATGTGTTTCATGGTCAGTAGCTTTTATCTCCATGCTTATACGGACGTAGTTCATTGTACTTCATCTTCTGCTTGATGTACCAGAAGATGTCGATATTTCTGTCCCGACAGAAAGCGAATATCTCATTTAGGAGGATAAATGGTTCATCCCGGTAGAAGTTGTCGGTGACATAGACACAGATTCTAAACATGGCCTCCGTGAAATTCATATCAGAATAATCTTCCGTATCGCTTCCTTCGTAGTCGAAGCTATCCAAATCATATCCTCTCAGTCCGGCCAAATCCAGCAACCGGATGCAGGCGTCGGCCAGTTCGTCCTCCACGCTGTCTTTGATTCCATGCTTAAAAGCGTACATAAATTCCCCATCATCACGTTTCCTCTGTTTCATGTAATATTCAAAATTAGCCCGGTTAGCGTGCATTCCTTTCCGGTCTGCTTCCACCGCTTCCATAAGTTCGGATATGACCAGGCAAAGGAAATGTTCATCACTCAGGTTCTCTTCATGCCATCCGTGAGCTACTGCGCACTGGTAGGCCTTATCTCTCAATTTGTTTAAGTTCATAATTTGTTGATTTTAATTGATTGAAAATAAAATACCCGATAACCGCCACAAAGCAGTTATCGGGTATTCACAAAGCACTGACAAGGGCTGTCAGTAAAATACTAGTTTTTTAATATTAGCGAACTAATCTTACTGGAAGTTTGAAGCCGCAAAACGACACTGTTAACTGTCGACATAGTGTTGGTACACAATTTTTGTCATAGCTTATTTTTATACAATTTCTATTTGTGCTTTTTACTTCGTCTTCCAACCACATATATATGCAGGACTTATTAACATACGAAGTTGCTTGCATTAATCCTGTAGCTGAGAAAGATATGTAATTCCCATTCGGTCCTATACATTGAACTTGACCTCCGTTAATAAAATTATGCAAAATCCATTTACAACATGATTTCAATTCTTCCCATTGTTCAGTTTTAGGAAGTGAGTAATTTTTAGCATCTTCATGTATGAAATAACATATTTTTCCAGAATCATCTTTCAAATAATCAGATGCCCATAAAGTTCCACTCGGCAAACCAAGGTCGACAAATTCCGCATCATTACATTCTATTTGAGCTTTTTCCTTTCCGTTCTTATAACCATCCTTGTATCCATCTATATACGCCTGAGCAATAGCCTTTGTTATAGCTTCATTGGCTTTCCCCTCAGCATAAGAGTTTGCTATTTCCTGAATATCCATGTTAGTTCAAATTATCATAGTTCATACTTGCTACAAACTTCGTAAGTTTAATTTGAAAGAACAAACTAAAAGAAAGAATTTTTAGTCAAATTTCGGAAATTCCCAAAATCCTAATTTTCCTTTCACCTTATCGATAGGCTTATCAAACAGTATCGCATCCTTCAGTACCCAGTTCCAGCAACCTTTCTCTGCCCAGACGGATGGATGGTTCCGAACACAGTCTGCTATCACCACGCTTCCGATGATAGCACCAACGCAGAAATCAAAATCATCCCATTGCTTATTTTCCGGTAGTGCCAATAATTGTTCGTTTGTCAGAATGGAGTCATAGAAATTATCATATTTCAAAGGTTTACCGCTTGCATGGATAAGCACCCTTTGTCCGATATACTTCTGAGGACACTTCCATGTCCGGTTCTCGATGTCTTTGATACCGTGAGCGATTAGGCTCGCCCACGGTTGTTTGATGGATATTGCTTTCATTTTTATATATTTCTTTGTTTTTTCAATTTTAAATAATATATTTGCATCGGCTAAGTAGCTCAGAGGATAGAGCCACGCTCTTTCTAAGCGTTAGTCCCGGGTTCGAATCCCGGCTTAGAATATTCATAAAATCTATATATAAAAGCAGGCTGATAATCAGACCTGCTTTCATTTTAATCCTCCAGCAAATCCAAAATGCGATAAAGAGCACCTTCAAGTACAGATACCCTGTCTTCCATATCATTTCTGTAATCTTCATATTCTTGGTCCTCATAGAGTGTCTCACATCCTTCATTTTTTGATGTTGAATACTCCAATGATGTATGACATATATCTGCGATATCACCAAGAAATTCATTTACAGGCTTATCACCTAACATGGTTTCAACAGTTGTTTCAATTTTCACTTTTACTTGTTTCATAGCTTCTCCTTTCCACCTATCCAAGCAGGATATACATGACCGCCAGGAACAGGTAATACAATTTCGTTCTCATTGATTATTCCTCCTTTTTTCTACAAGTTGTTCAAGTCTCTTTTCACACTCAGCACATTCCAACTTCTTGCGCTCCAGCTTCTCCCGGAACTTAACCAGTTCCTCGTCCGTGTACTCGTCAAAGAACATGTTGTTCTGACGGTTTTGCTCAATATAGTTCTTCATCATCCGTTCCGCTTTCGTCACCTGGGCTTTGGCAGAAATCAGTTTAGAGAGGCATGAACTCACTTCAAGCGATTCTCCTGAACGCTTTTCGTAGTAGTAAAAAGAAGTGTACACATCATTCCTCGGATACTGGCATTGCAATCTGGCCACCCTCCATCTGATTACCCACATCCTTCTTTCGTACACCTCACGAGGAAGGTCGTATGTGTATAGGGTGACAGATTGATGACCGTAACCGTAGCAGATGCTGATTTGCACCCAATTCTCGATTTTCAGCTCCTTTTCAGCTTTGGCCAAATCCTTGGCGAACTGATAATAATCACTCAAACTTTCCTGCTTTCCCATATCATTCAAAGTTTAAAGAGAGTTGATTACAAGGTTCTTTGTAACCAGGATTTGAAAATAAGAAAGCCTTTCTTAGTGCCTCTGAGATTCTTTCACGCATAGCCTTTGATATATGATTCTTGTCCGATTCGCTGTTGATAAGCAAGCATCTTTCAAGACTTCCATTGATAGGTCTCTCATCGAGAAACAAACTATATTCTGTGAATATCCGGTTCTGACGTTTCCCATCAGCCATTTCTTCGTAAGTCTGATACCGCTCAAATACAGTGTCTTGAATTGTTCTCAGACACCTTTGTCCTCTCTCACTCCTGCATCCTTGTGCATCATTCTCGAACATGACCGACAAAGCACGTTTCTTACGGACATTGCCTATTCTGGCCCATCCATAATAGACTTTTAGCTTTCCCATGACTTAAAATAGATTTTGTTGCACAATAATTCCTTCAGACGTTTTAATCTCTCCAAAGCATTCTCTCCGAAATCTTTTCTCTTGTTCATCGAAATATTCCTTATTTATTTCGGTTCCATAGAAATCAAACCCCATCCGATAAGCAGCTATTCTGGAACTTCCACTGCCGAGATGCGTATCCAGTATTTTGTCACCCGAAATAGCGAACGTATCAAGAAGATACATGTACAGGTCTATAGGTTTCTGCGTAGGATGGAATTTGGATTTATCTGCATTACCTCCTCTATTGGATATGGATACCAGTTTTGCCGGTTTATCAAACGATGTCCAAGCATATTCACATTGTGAAAAATTCTTCCAATGTTGTTTTTTGTCCCAACAAACAAAACATCTACAAGAAGGAAGGTTGAAATAATTTCCTCCCCATATAATCTGATTTTTACTTACACGGAACAGTTCGTCAAAATACTCTTTAGATGGACGAATATCCCAACTCTGTATATTGCCTCTATTCAAACATCTCCCTTTAAGTTGTCCTCTTCCACTTGTACTTTTCTTTCCAAGTCCATACGGAGGGTCGACGATAGCAAGCTCAAAAAACTTATCCGAAAAAGATTTCATATACTCCATGCAGTCCATGTTATGTACTTCACTTATCATTTTATGCAACTTTTCTTTTTCTTATAATCTCCTTACAGATGGCCTCACAAAGCACGCGTGCCATGTTCACCTCTACTGCGTTGCCGATAAACTTCTTCTGGTCTGACTGGGGACCAATCAGTACATAGTCTTCAGGGAAACCCATTATCTTCTTGAGTTCTGCTATCCGAAGCATACGCATCTTGATGTCGATGATGCCATACAAAGCCATAAACTCCTTAATCTTGATTGTCATCGGACTGTCATCAGGTGTAACCTGTATGCCGATACCTCCTTCAACCTCTACCAGATAAGGCGGCATTTTGTCCATGCGGGCTATTAACGTGAAACATGGGTTGTTCACTGAGCCTCCTGCACTGGCAAATTGCGGATTCATAAGGTAATGCCATTTGCGGTTGGCTGTGATTACTTGCGAAGGCTGCTCTATGCTGCTTCCAATATTCGAGAAAGCTGTGTTCATTATCCACGGCTTGCAGCTTACCATATTGAACTTAGGCACCGTGGTTACTGTACCAACCGGTTGCTCAATGGATGTCGGTTTCCCGGTACCGTACTGGTTATCTATGAAAACAGAATTTACCAATGCCAACCTGTCTTTAGTCGTAATCGTCGGGGCTGGAAGTTCTACCGAATGGTTGTGGCCGTTTCCGTAGTAGGCCGACACGAAAGCGTGGTGGTCTTTACAGGTGATAGTTCCGGCAGGTCCTTCCACAGATATGTTCTTACTATCCGGCTGTCCGCTGAATTGCTTTGAAAGAAAGTTCACATTGGCCAATGCAAGCCGTCCTTGTGTTGCCACAACCGGGCATGGCTCGTCAACGCTTGGTGCCTGGTATTTACCTTTCCGATTCATAGAGTTGTACTTCACTAAGAATGCCTCCTTACCTCCGGCCACGAACTTAATCAATCCGGCATAGATGCGTTCAAGAGTTTTCTCAGCCAACGGCTTCTTCCGGCAAAAGATACTTTCTCCCTCATCTGAAAAGTCCAGCACATCCTTGACAGGCTTCCACTTCTCCAGCCGACCGAACATATCGTTTTTCCCATCCTTGCAGTGTGTCGGTTCTGGGAATACGATAGGCAGGCCACGTTTAGCAAAGATACCGAAGAACCGCTTACGAGTTGTATAGGCACCATAATCGGCAGCGTTCAGGATTCGCCAATCGAAGTCATAGCCGTATCGCTTCACATTCCGTTTCCATTTCTCGTAGCAACGCCCCTTATCCTTGCTAATGGGATGCCCATGTTCGTCCATATCTCCCCATGACATGAACTCCTCGACGTTCTCTATTTGGATATAGTCAGGGTCAATGGATTCTATATAGCGAAACAGATGCTCAGCCAATGTCCGGCTGTCAGCGTCCCGTGGCTGGCCGCCTTTGGCCTTACTGAAATTCGTACATTCAAGGCTGGCCCACAGCACAACCAATGCATCCGGATAAATCTTCTTCATCCGTTCCACATTGGCCACCAAAGGTGATAGTTCCAGTGTTCTGATGTCCTCCGTGAAGTGCAGCGCATCCGGGTGGTTGGCCGCATGGCTGGCGATGGCGTTTGCATCGTGGTTTACACATGCTATCACTTTAGCGCACTGTTCATCTGCGTAGCGTGCGTTTTCTACTCCGGTACTGGTTCCACCGGCACCGCAGAAAAGGTCTATATAGAGTAACTTTATCATATCAGTTCCATCTTTGAGGTCGGTTGTTGATTCTCTCCAAGTACGCAGCTATCTTCTTTTCCACGTTCTCACCGTTGCGGACGAAGATTCGCGTCCGTGTCTTGTCACCGGGTACAGCCACATACTTTCCATGTTTCTCCAGTTCTCGATGCTGAGCTATTTTCAATTCGGTTCCAGAAGGGTTCTTCTCCAAATCCACCTTGCGTGGAATCATCGGGTCATTTTCTGTTATCATTTTGCAAGATATTTGTTGATTATGTTACTTACTACCAGTCCGGCTTCATCACACATACTAGAAAAGTTGTCAGACAAAGAGGTGTTATTCTCTTCATCAGGTATCCGTACTATACTTCTCAGCTCTTTCAATACGCGCTTTACCTGAAAAACCACTTGGGCATCTATTCCGTTTGATTCAAGTTCAGACTGGAACTCCAGTGCTGCCCCTTCAAGCAAATCGGAGTAGATGAACAGCTTGTGCATCTTGCGAAGCATTTCTACCTTGAACTCTGGGGTATAGTCCTGAAGAAGCTCTCCCAAGGAATGTGGCTCCAGTTCTCTTTCAAGGGATTCAATTTTGTTCTTGATTTTCTGTGCTTTGGCAAAGTTCATGGATGAAATCAAGGAAATGTACTTCTGTCTCAGCTCATTGAGCTTTCTTTCTGATTCTTGTCTTGTCATTTCTCTACTTTTCTGATGATTAAATACTTCGGCTCACCCTTACGGAGATTGTCAAGGGTCTCTTCGTCTACTTCCGCTTCGGTAAGCCTGTTTACATTCATGTATTGCGGTAGACGGTATTTCTCGCGCAGCCTCCTAATCAGGTTCCAGTCGCGCGTTACCCAGCAGATTGTGATTTTCATTTTCTCAGGCTTTTACCGCTGAACAGGACGGTTTTCGTTATAGCCCTCAGCCGGTCAATGGTTCTTTCTCCATATTTCTCTCTAAGCTCGTCTATCGTGAGGTTGGTAGTAAGAATGAGGAGTTTTCCCTTCTTCTCTGCCTCGTCCGCCAGCTCAGCGAAAGCAAGCCTTTTTTCTCCGTATTTCACGCTTAAATTCTCTGTCCCTATATCATCAACGTAGATGATGTGTTTTTGCTTCACAGCGTCCAAATCAGCGTTCATCTGCTGTGCATCGTAGCAGCTTACCACCTTTCCGCAGTAATGGTTCAGGAGTAGGGGAAGAATCTTTCCGCAGATAAGGGTCTTTCCTCGTCCGCAGTTACCGAAACACAGAAGGCCGCGGCCTTCATTGCCTGCCAGCCAACCTGCCACCTCTTCGTACTCAGGCAACCATTGGGCGTTATTTCCGGTGAAATACCTGATGCCGGCCCAGAGAATCCTCTTCGCCTCCGGAACGGATACCTGTACGACATTCGGGATAGGGGAGAAGCCCGTATCTTTGAGCCGTGCGATTGTCTGTTGAAAATTTATCTGTTCCATGTTTTACCATCCTTTCTTGTATTTTTCAGGTGAATTGTCTTTCAGGACTACGCCCAAATCGGTTTTTGAAGGAATTTTCTCACGACTGGCCCAGGTCGCCAGTCTTCTGGAAAGCTCCCAGGTCTTTTCCAGTTCATATCGCATCTTGGTTTCTGACTTGTTAAGCTCACTCCAGTAATCGAAGAAAGCACGAATTATTTCCTTCGGATACCGGCCGACATAAGGAACCAATAACCGGTAGAAGGATTCCTTCCGGGAGAGAGTAGCGGCTTTAGCCGCGTCCTTGTCTTTTGGTTTCTTTTTCTCTACGGTAGTAGAGTTTTCTTTATTTTTCTTTCTCTGTACTTTTACTTTACTTTGTGTACTTCCGGTGTCAGAAACTTGGTTTTTCCCATCCGAAATAGAGTTTCTGACGTCAGGAACAAGGTATTCGACGATGTATTCTATTTCTTCACGCTTGTAAACGGCAGATTTGAATCTGCTTTGTATTCCGTGCGATGTCAAGACCTTGTATTTTTCATAGATGTCCTTGTCAAAGAAACCTACCTGTACGGCTTTAAGTATCACTTCCTTCACTGCGCCCTCGGAAACCCCAACAGTGTCAGCAATAACAAAAGGCAAATCTTCGTCCCACAAGATGTAATACCCGTTATCCTTGTAGATATTACACAGCAGGCAAATAAGTATAGAAGTGGATTGGGAGCCACATGCACGGGCTATCTTCCTGATTTTGACATCCGAGAAAAAGTTTACATCAAACGGGAAATAATCAATACCCTGTTTTTTAGGTCTTGCCATAGTTTTAGAATCTTACGTTAGTCAATTGCCTGTCGTTAGAATACACAGCCCATTTGCCGTTACCACCATCCACCAACCGTAAATCCTTGACTTCACCAAATCGCTTTTTGTTCCCACAAAGGTCAACAATCCATCCGGCTTCTTTGCTCGGATGCGGACGGATGGCGCGGCCAACTATCTGGTACCATAAGGCCAGTGACATAGTAGGACGTGCCATGACTATCGTATCCAGTTCTGGGTAATCAAATCCAGTTGTTAGTACGCCGACATTGGCCACCACTGGAATTTCTCCGGCCTTGAACGCTTCAAGAATACGCTCACGCTCTTTCTTCGGTGTCTCACCCGAAACGATAGCCGTTCCGGGAATGGACCAGGTAAGGCGTTCAGCTTCTTTCAGAAACCTTGTGAATACCAATATACCTTTTCTCTTTACCCCGCTTTTCGGATTCATAAGCCTTTGCACAATGCTGACCAGAAACCCGTAGAAGTCGATACGTTCATACTCCTTTACGACAGACTTGTCCGTGTAGTCGGCTCCGGTCGTGTTCACCTTCAGGTTAAGTTCGTTCCATCCTAAAGGGTTCATTTCATAATAGTTCAGCTTTGACAGATAACCCATATCCAATAGAGTAGAGATTTGTACCTGATAAATCACCTCAGAGAACACACATGGGCGTGTGCGTGTGATGAACTTCAACATGCTGCCGAAATCCCTGCTTGATGAAAGACGGTAAGGTGTGGCCGTCAATCCCAAAACTTTACATTTCAGCATCGAAAGAAATCTCTTGTACATTCCGTCTTTCGGGTTGACCAGATGGCACTCGTCGATGATGATATTCTGAAAATGCTGAAAAAGTTCCGGATGGTTGACTACGCTGCCGATGGTAGCGAATGTTATTCTTGAAATCTCTTTCCGCCCGAATGATGCAGAGTAAATGGAACAGTCCAGAATCCCATACGAACAGAGTTTCAGATAGTTCTGTTCGAGTATTTCTTTGCTGGGTTGGAATACCAGCGTGTGCCCTTCGAGGCGGCTGGCGATATCGGCTATTACCAGACTCTTTCCGGCACCGGTGGGCAGCACCATAATGGCATTGTTCTTCTTTGCTTTGTTGGCAAAGAAACTGACAGCCGCGTCACTGGCCTTCTGCTGATAATCTCGTAAAACATAACTCATAAGCCTTTCTCCTTACTCAGTTTGTCCCCCAAAGTCTTGTAATACTTTGTGAGTTCGATTAACTCAAAATCAGTCCATTTCTTTGCCTGTCCCGCTTTCCATGCCAGCTTGTCGAAACGCTGCTGACCGATTTTTGCCTTCAAATTTGCTTCATAGCGTATCAGATGGTCGGCACTGAATCGGTTGCACGCCCGGCACTCGGCATGGGCGTTATCCTCGTCAAAGCGTGTAGCCATGTGGCGGCGTGAATGGAAGTGCCCGCAATCTGCCTGTGCGTATGGCTTTATCTGACCGCATGAGATACAGCGGAAATATCCGTTCGGCATACAATCACGAAGCCGGATATAGCGGCTGAAAACTTTGTCGAGTTTGGCCACCAAATCCGGCTTCTTCTTTACTTTGATACCTGCCTTGTCAAATAACGGCAAAGGCTTTTCTTTCTTCTTTTTAGGTTTCTTGATGTAATACGGCATTATTTGAATCCCCATTCTTTTATATAATCAATATTCTTTGGAAATCCGTCTACTTGTTGAGGGCTTAAAAATATCTTTTCACTTTTCAACGGAGTGCCTCCCCATACAGTAGCAGGACATTCTTCATATTCTTCTTTAGAAACCTTTCTCACACTAAAATGTGGTTGGAATCCATATCCCTGAACGCTTTCTCCCAAAAGATTACCGAATTTCTGTAATGCCCATTCGATAGCAACTTCTTCTTGAAAGCAATTCTTGGAGAAAACTGCTACATATATTTTATGCATGTATAATCCTGTTTCTGTCAAATCAGGATTACAACTAACACAGAAAAACATAATACGTGAAAGTGTTTCTTCATGCTTCTTGCATTCTTCTTCTGTAAGAAACTCTTTTCCATCATTAGCGATGTAAACGGTTTTAGTTACTTTTTTCGTTTCCATATTCTTTATTTTTGAGATTATTTGTGGACGCAGTGGGAATCGAACCCACCCAACCATCATGGTTTTACTTGCCTCATATATTAGCTAATTCAATGTGACAAGTGTATGGAGATATTGCGCAATTACTCCATACTAAAGCACGTCCTGTGCTTGCGCCCGTATGCCCGTCTTTCCGGGCTGTCAGTTAATCGACATAAGCCATAGAGAACTCTCTGGGAATGAATCTGCCGACTGGAATAGGTTTAGCTGATTCAATAGAGGTATGAATATCTTTCTTCTCGTATTCATGCCCTTTTTCTTTGGCTTGTTTCTCATATTCTTCCTCTTTGTTTTTAAGCCAGTGAGAAATAAGCATCATAGCCCTATCTACATTGAAAGTGTGAACAACAAAGGTTTGCGTTCTTTCTTCTTCATCATCAAAGGTTACTTTTGTTTCAATCTGGTAGAACTTCTTTTCATTAGGCTTTGATTCTTCCTCTGTTTCTTCCGAGTCCGTTTCATCCAAATCTTCTTCTAAAGCACTATCAATTTTGCGTTCTTTCAAATTATCAGTAAGGATGATACATGAATCAAACTCTTTTGCCATTGTCAAAGTAAAGCCCGATTGATAGTTCAGTTCGATGTAATCTTTTAGAATGGTAATTACATTTTCCAGTCCGGTAGCATAAAGAAGAAACTTGTATTTCTTATCGTCAATTTGGGCTTGTGCGATATAAGGATACAGACATTTGTTCTCATTTTCAAAAGCCATTCGTTTCTGGTTGCTGACCTCTACTTCTTTAATACCATCAGCTTCCATACTGAAACGGATTTGCGCAAGAGTGTCTTGGTCTATCAATGTACCACGTGAAAAAAGGAGCTCATTCCTTTCGATAGTAGTTTTTTCATTAGTATCTTCATCTATGAAATCTTCATTCCATGTTTTATACACGCTCTTTGCAAGATACATATTAAGCATCTTCGATGGGTCAGATGTTATATACCGTTGTTCGGTTTTCCTTGTTTCTATCATATAAATTCTTTATTACGTTCGATTTCTTGTTGTGCGTAAATAAGCATCTGTTGTTCATTGGCAGCCGGCAGATAGATTCCGGCCACAGATGCGCTCCAGTTACGGAAACGGTCAATGCTCAAAGTCATTTCACCTGTTGTAAGTTCAGCTGAGCTTCTTAGGTAGGTTACTTCCTTACCCTTCTTGTTGACCGTCTTTCTCTCAAACAAATCACGGTTGCAAGTCCTTTTGTAGAAGTCTATCTTTGCTTCATCAAGGCTGCAACCGTATTCACTGCCGAAATACCCTAAAAGCAGATGCAAATAGCTGTTCTGGGCAAGCGTGCGGTTAGGAAGTTTCTTTCTTACTTCCACAACCGCATGCTCCTGAAATAGCTTGTTTACATAAGCCTTGAATTTGGGTATATCGTATTCATTTTTCAGATTGAATATGCTCATAGGCTAGAACGGTAAGTCATCTTTGGGATTTCCATTTGCATCCACTTCCGGCGGAAACTGCTGCGGCATCGGTCCCGGCTGGATAGCTGGTTGCTGCGCTGGTGCCGGTTGGTGTACAGGCCGACGGGCTTCCAGTTTATAACAGCGGATGGATACCATACGCTTCACCTGTCCGTCCTGATTTGTCCACTCTCTGCCCTGCAGGGCAAAGGAAACCGTTATCACATCTCCATATCTGAACTGGTCGAGTTCTGAACATTTATCACCGCTTACTTCAAGCGGCAGAATATTTTCGTACTGACTTCGTTCACCTGTATAGGGGTCGTGTGTCGTGGCATCAAGCAAAAATTCACGTTTCACAAACGGGTTTCCACCACTTTTGGATGGGATTTCTTGGGGCTGGCCAATATAGACCAGCCGTCCGGTTACTTGGTTACTCATCTTCTGCAAAAATTTTCTTGTCGGTTATCAAATCTCTGTTGTCATTCAAGAACCGTATAAAGTCCTCACAATGATTTATAAGGATAGGTATATCCCGTGCCGGCACGAAAGTGTAGCTTTCTGTATAGGTTGCCCTAAAATCCGTAATATTATACTCAAACAACCTCACATCACTACCGTTCTCCATCAGACAATACGGATAAACCATGTGCTGCCAGTGGTCTTTGAATTTACCTACATAGTAACTTCCGGTAGTCTTTATATCGTGAACCGACAACGGCATCAGTTCATCTATATATCCATATAGAAGAACATTTCCGAAGCATGTAGGCAAAGTTGCTTCAACACGTTGCTGGGTCAAGGCCCCTTTGTAATAGTTTGCAAACTCGCGACAAAGTGAAAGGGGAAAGTCAAACTGTCGGTTGTTGTAAGTGGCTCGCAGTCCTACTATTGACTGTCTGCCATCAACCATATCAGACAGCAGTCTTTCCACATGTACCTTGTCTGACTTCCGGTTCTCAATCATACAGTCTATTACCTCATTGAAAGCCGTTCCCTTGTCAGCTGCTTCACTGTCGAAAGGGACACGGTTAATCGTGTCAATCAGGCTTTGGAACTGCTTTTGCCTGAACTCTTCAGGGGTATGTGGGGGATTCTCGCTGAATCCCCAATACCTTTCCCAAATGGCATCGCTTTTCAGATAGCTTGTGAAGGCATCGAGAAGCGTTGCATAAAACTTGAATTTAGGCTGCTTTGTCTGCATAGGTCTTGGTCTCTTTGTTGAATACCAGCCCAAGGGCTTTTACCTTGGCAGCAAACAGGTTTCTGGCCATACTCAAAGAACTGCCCACATGCTCGAACTCGTTAATACGGGAAGCGAACTCATTGGCTGACTGGGCGTCGGTGATGAATTCGATATTCTCTTTGATTTCGGCTATCACATGGTCGTACTTAGCAGCTTCTTCTTTCTTCACCTGAAGCATGTTCAGGTAAGGACGGATGACTTGGGTAGTGATGAAGTCGTTCTTGGCTGTCGGGTTGCCGTTCTTGTCGAGTATGTTAGGTACAAACATGATACCCGGCAGGTTACAGGTATTCTTTCCGTCGTTTCTTGATGTGGGGTCGAATGTGATTGTACGCTTCTGCACTCCATTCTCGTTTCGCATTTCAAGGTAGCCGAGCAAGTCAAGTTCTGTTACGATGGAATTATAGGATTTCTCTCGCAAAGCAGGGATGAATACCGTATCGTCACCTTCTTTCCGGGTATCACGGTGGGCCACAAACACCACGTTCTTATTCAATGATGAAAGCGTTCGTGTCATCCATGAAAACTCCGCATTGATACCGCCCCAATCCTTAATTTGTGGCTGGCGAGTTCCGCATTTATAGGAAATAATGAAGTCCATCATCTTGCCGATGGTATCCACTACGATTGTTTGGTAGGCAGAGAGGTCTTCTTGCAATACCTGTTGAACATCCTGCCATGAACTTACCTGTACGATGTCGATACCGTCCAAGTGGGCCATATTCACACGTTTTACACCATTATCAAAGTCGAGCAACAACGGTTTCGGTGCGCTCAAAGCTACTGTTGTCTTACCCATACCTGCCTGACCGTAAATCATCATCTTAACGGTGGAAGGAATTACTAACTCATTGGATTTCTTAATCAAACTCATATCGTAATAATTTAAAAGTTAATATATTAGTACATCAATTTCGCATGTTTTATCACATCCCATGCATTACAAGCCCATCGGCTGTGTGGCACCCCTTCTTTGGTCTTGTACCTTATCCTTCCGGATTCGCACAATTCTTTCAGCCTTTTCAGACCGCCTACTATTGACGCTGCTTCGTACTTTCCGAAAGACTTGTTGTTCAAGACGATTTTCAATACATCCTCGTTTATCATAAGCATTTTATTTTAAGCAGATGATTGCCGAAAAACCCGGATACTCTGTGGCCGATACCCGGTATTTCACGTCCATTTTGTTTTTAAGTGTCCCGATCAAGCGGAGGTCACGGTTACGGCGTGAGGCTTCCAACTTGATTCCGATATGCCGTTTCTTGTCATAGGGAACCTTGTAAATGTCCCCTTTCTTCATTGCGTCAAACAGACGCACAGTCTGATAGTTTTCGTCTACTGTAATTTCTCTTACCATAGTTTAAAAATTTGATTGTTTGCTGGCAGAACGGGACTCGAATCCGTGACCTTTTCGCTAACCCTACGAAATGTTCTACCGCCTGAACTATCCGCCAAAAAAAATGCCGAACTTCACAGCCCGGCATCCACTTTTATAACCAACACTAATCAACTAAAATGACCAACGATTTGACCATGTTCTTGAAGTTCTCGAACTTCTTCTCTATTTTGTTTTTCTCTTCACAATAAAAAGTGACTGAATTTCTTGATGATTTCAAGTCTACTTGTAACTCTTCTGCGTATGCCACAAGTTCATCCTGCGTCATAGCCTTCAATTCTTCAACTGTTTTCATGACTATTCTTTTTAATGTTCTTGATTTCCGTTTCTATCTCCTTATCAAACAGTTCCCGTCTGTCCAATTCCCTCGAACGGGCTACTAACAGCGCATTTATGTCTGCAAAATCATCGCAGATGCTCTTTATTATCTTTTGAAGTTCGTCCATTGTCCAGTCTGTTAGCGATTGAAAAACCTGTGATTATAAACCCGATAAATCCTATCCAGTACATAGCAGATAGGTCTTGATTGAAGTGCATCACCAGTACAGACAATGCACAGAGAAAAAGAAGTCTTTTCATAATCGTGCGTTTTAAAATTCGTTCCCGTGGGCGTTCCGGTGGTTGCCTTACTACTTATCCAAGGTTGGGTAAGCCACGGGTATATATAGTTCTTGCTGGTGTCTAATCAGTGAAGATTGTCTTTGTAGCCGGCCTACGGCCACCTGCAATCGTATAAGTGTCTTTTTGTTGTCGCGGTGATTAATGCGCTGCGTTTGCTTATTGTCAGTCCCTTACTCGCACCCTTTTCACCGTGCCGTTATCGCTACTCAGTCGAATCCCTTTTGCGTCAGACGTAACGGTACGCCTAAAATTTCCATCATGTCAAAGAACCAATCAAGTAGAACTCTGCCCGATTCTCGCTATCGGTTGCCGTTCAGTCCGTCAGCAGGGTAGGTGAGTTACCAGCGTATCACAGGCAAACCTTGTGATAACTGAAGGTTGATGTAGTCCATACCGTCATCTTCTGGCAGGTTGTATTCTTCAAGAAGGGCTTCGTATTTGTCCACCTCTTCAGTAAGTACTTTGATGTATTCTTGCTTGCTGTCAGCGTTGAAAGTCCTGCATACAGTATCTTCATCTGCGTTATAGGCAAAATTCAGGTCTTTGTACAGCCCGTCAAGTTCTTCTTCGATTTCGTGACGTGTCATAGTCATGCGATATTTAAAAGGTTAGCTTTTTTGAAGCATCTGTATTCTTGTCTCTCTGTGTCGAAGTACACCTGAACGGTGTCGTTCTTCTTTCTGTTGTCACCATTTGTAGCAGGTATCAGATTTTCTTTCAGTGTGCCATAAGCCTCTCTGATGCTGCCATCTACCTTTTTGAAGTAGAACTTTACGATTCTTTGCTTCATTGCAGCTTTCAGCTTCATGTTAGCCCAAGCGCATTTCAACGCTTCACTCATAGAGAAACCGTTTCTCTTTACCAACTGCCATGCAAGGCTCATAATCTCGTGTAATACATTTCTTTTCATAATCGTGTGTATTATTGATGTTATTTGTTATCTTTGTTTCGTATCTTAGTTTCGATATGCAAATGTACTAATATTATTGATATATCACTGATATTACAGTGAAAATATCAGTGATATTAACTTTATTTTAGTTTTACCGAAATAATATTACTGATATGTACGATTTAAAAGGATTCAGACAAGCATTTGGACTTACCCAAAAGAATATTGCTGATATTCTTGAATGTGGTCAAGCTAATGTTTCAGGTATGGAAAAGTCTATGAGGGATTTAGAACCTGAACAATATAGAAAGTTGTGTGCTCGATTTGATGCTGCCTCTGTTGACAAGTTTAAGGTTTCCGATTTTATCATTGATAATAAGAAAACAGAAACTGAACCTGTAATAAGTTACACTAATGGTGTACCTTACTATAATGTAGATTTCATAGGAGGATTTGATATTGTCCTAAATGACCAGACTGCAAAACCGGAATACTTGATAGACTTCAAGAAGTACAACGAAGCCACATGCTGGTGTAATGTTACCGGACATTCGATGGAACCGGAAATTACTCATGGAGACATTATTGCATTAAAGAAGATAGAAGATAAGTCTTTTCTTCCACTTGGAGAGGTATATGCGATAGTAACGACAAACGGAATGAGAACGATCAAGAGATTAGGGCCATCAAGTGACCCCAAATGTTATACGTTGGTTCCTACGAATAAATCTCCGGAATATGGTATTCAGGAACTTCCTAAGGATATGATAGAACATATCTTCCAGGTTCTTGGTTGTATGAAAAGATTATAGACATGAAATTCAATAAATACCTTTGGAACCTGTACAAGAACTCTTCTGAAGGAAAGTCCGCCATAGCTGCATTTTCAGACAGAAAAGAATGGATGGAAGAGGAGTGCCTGTTCGAGAAGTACAATCCTAAAATCAAGGATTCTTTCAATTCAGAAGTGATTTGTGGAATCCTCGAAGACTTCTGGTGCTACAAGGTATCTGAACATGAAGGAGCAGAATTGAAGTCCTTGGAAGAAGCTGGTAAACTATATGAAGAAATTATATCCACCGGACTTATAATAGAATCAGAGGAAGTCTTAAAGATAGGGGACTTTGACCGGATGCTTGAGCTTATTCCATTCCTGTCAATGGAGTTGAATTATTTGTTTGGAGAATATTTCTTCCCATATATCTACATAGATGAATTCTATCAACTTACAAGGCTTGCGGACTACTTTGAAATAGAACTTCCTCCAGTTCCCAAGAAACCTGATTATAAATCCAGATGTATGTATTACTGGGAATTATGTAAGGTATTCTACCGATTCAGGACGGAGAACGGATTGTCACCTGACGAATTTAGTGCTTTCATGTATGATTATGCTCCGAATGTTCTTGGTACAGAAGAAAAAGGCAAAATGCCCAAACCGTCGGCTGCATGGTTTATTGGTGGATTGATTGAAGGATATGGTACTCATTGGACTACTGGATTCTGGCAGACAAACATGGACACTAAGAGGGGAGATATTCTTGTTCATTATGAGACTTCTCCTGTGAGTGCCATTACTTGCCTGTGGATTGCGCAGACCGATGGAGTAGTAGACCCATTCTTTCACTATTATAGCAATACATATATCGGAGACAGGATAGCTATACCTAAGATTTCATTGAAAGACCTGAAAGCTGATGGATACTTTTCCAACCATCCGCTAGTAAGGAAAAATTTCCAAGGAGTTAACGGGTGGCCGGTTACAGGAAAGGATTATTCTGAACTTCTTCGTATGCTCGCGGCCAAAGGGTTTGATACGTCTGCACTTCCACAAATCTACACACCTTCATTGCCGGAAGGAATCACAGTCGAGAATGAAAGAGATGTTGAAGTGAATTTACTGGAACCTTTGTTGAATAGTATGGGGTGGTATGAGCATAAGGACTACATCCGTCAGTTGCCAATCCATGCAGGGAGAGGGCATCGTATATTCCCGGATTATGCACTTCATTATGACAACAAGCGAGAAGATGAAAAGGCAAAGGTGTTGATTGAGGCAAAATACCACATGAAGAATAATCAGGAAATAGAAGCGGCATTTCTTCAGGCCTTTTCTTATGCCAAGCTGCTTCTGTCCTCGGTAATCATTTTGTGTGACAAGGAATGTATCATGGTTTATGATGACAAGAATGGTTTCAGTAGAAGCCGATACAGAAAATATTATTGGGAGGATATGAAGAATCCCGATTTGTATAATGAATTGAAGAACAAACTTAATACTTGATGTTATGAAGAATATATTATTTATTGTTTTCTTGATTGTCTCGTTACCTATGTTTGGTCAAGACACATACAAGACTTATTGTGACTTAAAGGGAGTAGATAATGCTTCTGCCAAGAAAACCTCTGTTGAAATAATATTAGATGGAGAAAAAATAGATATGAATGACCTGATAAAGCCTAATGGGGAGAAAGTTGAAATATCCCAAATGGTAGAAGCAATGAATTTCATGAGCAAGTTAGGCTGGAAGCTTGAATCTACTTATGCAATCTTTGGATCAGGTAGAACTGTTCATCATTGGATTATCAGCAAAGAGGTTAAAAACGAAAGTGAGAAAAAAGAAGGAATCAATATTGCAAAATAA